TTTTTCCTGCCGTCCGGGAGATTGTCTACAACCCCAACGTTAAAAACGCCCAGGTACTCAAGGCCTACGACATTATTAGCCACCGCCGCCTGGAGTTTGACGCCGGGCACACCGACATAGCGCAGTCCTTTATGGCAATCCGTCGCGCCACCACTGCCAGCGGCAACCGCCCGACCTATGAAGCCAGCCGCAGCGAAGAAGCCAGCCACGCCGATCTGGCTTGGGCAACGATGCACGCACTGTTTAACGAACCGCTGCAGGGCGAATCCGCCAATACCAGCAATATTGTGGAGATTTTTTGATGGGAAAGAGTAAGAAGAACCGCGCTGCGGCGACGAATCAGATCCAGCTTAAAAGTCAAACTACAGCCGAAGCATTCAGCTTCGGCGATCCCGTTCCTGTTCTGGACCGCCGTGAACTGCTGGACTATGTGGAATGCGTACAGATGGACCGCTGGTATGAGCCTCCCGTCAGCTTTAACGGACTGGCGCGCACCTTCCGCGCTGCCGTGCATCACAGTTCCCCGATTGCAGTAAAGTGTAACATTCTGACCAGTACCTATATCCCTCATCCTCTGCTCAGCCAGCAGGCTTTTTCGCGTTTTGTGCAGGACTATCTGGTATTTGGCAATGCCTATCTGGAGAAACGCACGAACCGCTTCGGTGAAGTGATCGCCCTTGAACCTGCGCTGGCAAAATACACCCGACGCGGATTAGACCTGGATACCTACTGGTTTGTGCAATACGGTATGACAACCCAGCCGTATCAGTTCACGAAAGGCAGCATTTTTCATCTGATGGAACCGGATATTAATCAGGAGATCTACGGCCTGCCCGGTTATCTTTCTGCCATTCCGTCAGCCCTGCTCAACGAGTCCGCCACGCTGTTCCGCCGTAAGTATTACATCAACGGCAGCCATGCAGGCTTCATCATGTATATGACTGACGCCGCGCAGAACCAGGAGGATGTGAACAACCTCCGCAACGCGATGAAAAGCGCCAAAGGTCCGGGCAACTTCCGCAACCTGTTTATGTATTCGCCCAACGGTAAAAAAGACGGCATCCAGATCATCCCACTGTCTGAGGTTGCAGCAAAGGATGAATTTCTGAACATTAAGAACGTGAGCCGCGATGACATGATGGCAGCACACCGCGTACCGCCGCAGATGATGGGCATTATTCCCAACAATACCGGCGGCTTTGGTGATGTGGAAAAAGCCAGCCGCGTCTTTGTCCGTAATGAGTTAATACCGCTACAAAAAAGACTCGAAGAACTAAATGAGTGGTTGGGGGAAAAGGTTATTTCTTTTGAACCATATAAATTTGACATTGAATAAAAGAAATAACCACCACCAGTCACACATTGGTAATGTGTGACTGGTTAGCGTCCCAATCTAAAGTTTAATTTTTCTCTTGGAGTCATTGCACGCCCAATAGCCCCATCTAATAAATGACTATTTTTCTCTAAATGTTCACGCGCCCATGGCTGTAAGTTGAAAGCAAAACCGTAGATCATATCCCCAACACTGGTGGCTCTATAAGTAATCCCCTTAGCCACAAGTCCCCCCATGACCCCATCCTCAGGCCCACACATAAGTGAATTAACACCTTCGGTAATATAAGACTTTAAATATCCTTTTTCTTCTGCTGTTAGCTTCTCAAGGTAGGAAGTGCGTACCTTCTTAGCCTGCCTTTCACCAAGTAAGTCATAGAAAGAGAGATAGACTCTTGCAACTAAATAAGATACAGACAGTAAAAATGCAGGTCCAATAAAAATCCTATACTCATTACGAAAGCCATCAACAGCCACTTTTACTGCCAAAGAGTCTGGCAGAAAAAGTATAAGACCTAAAACACATGTAATAGCCACAAGAAATGCTGCAGGTACTTTTCGAAAAAACTCTGCAACTCCAGTTATAACGTCCATTTTGTCTATACCTCCAACAGCGCTAAAAAGTATTTTGAAATTCTACCTCATAACTATGCCAAAAGCACTGCGCCCCCCATCAGCGCGCGCTCGTATCCCCGCCACGCCTGCCCGCTTTATGTAGTGGTTTTCATGCACCTGCATAATCTACGCAAAAGCCCGCCAGTTCTGGCGGGCCTTAGCAAAAACGATCCTCAAACGATCATGCGATCTCATGCGGCATAGACATGCACTACAGAGTTAACGCCTCGCAAGGGCTCGTTGTTCAACCTTGCTGACGCCAGAAGCAAGTTCAGACGCCAGCAACGTTTCTTAATGCAGCCAGCTGTCGTCTTCCCACACCTTCTGCATAATTTTCATCACTTGTTTTCTTTCTTCGTCCAGTTGCAGTCCGGTTAGTTCCACACCGTTAGAGCTACCTTTGCGAATGCGAATTACCGTTTTGGGATACAGGGGGCGCAGATTGCGGTAAAGCTCGGATTCAAGGGCGTCCAGGGTAGACTGGCTAATCTTCTGCTCTTTATCGATCATTATTTCAATGCGCATAAAAGTCACCTCAGCTGATGACATCCATTGAGCGGTTGTATTCGTGGGTTCTGATTTTTGCCATGAGTTCATCAGTCAATTCAGAAACCCACTGCAGAGCCAGCCCCTTCTCTTCATCACTACACTCACTAGCCGCTACAAGCTTAAGAAAAAAATCAATGCGCTGGAGCTTCAAAGACTCCAAAAAATAGTCCTGCATCTTTCCTCCTATGACACCACACGCAATACTGTATGTATAACCACTGTTTATATTTACAGTATATAATAATCTTACTGATGTAAAACGTTTTTTTACGTTCATCAGCCTGATATGCCTGGTATTATTAAGAGCACGAATTGTTAACCCGCGTAATTAATACAGGTTCCGCCACTGATCATCTTCCTGCAAACGCTGGTTCCGATAGAAGATACGCAGGCCTGCTCCTGACGGAATACTGCCTCCGCGAAGGAGTAAATCGACCTCTTTCTCGCTGCCATCAAATCCTCTGGACTTCAGCTCATACACGAGCTGCAGTCGCTGATGGTCTGTAATTCGCTGTTTGTAGTCTTTACGCCGTTTCGGTTTCACCAGGCGTAACCTTGCTGCCAGTTCCCGGCGCTCTTTTTTGCTCATACTGTGCAGGTAATCGTGCAACTCCTTGTCATCCATGCTGGTAATGTCCGTTCTGGGGTCCCCATCAGCTGATTTATCTTTCTCCTGTTGGTTCAAATTTTCAGCAAGGGGACAGTTATTGCCACGAGTCCAAGGGGCGCAAGCGCCCTGGTCGGCTGCCGCCTCCTGAACGTCAACGGCCTTACGAACCATTTTCCACTTCACTGCATGAGTGCAGATCTTGCCCTCTGCAATGGGTGACCAGATGCCATAAATACGAATACCGTGATCGCCATAGGCGGTCGGCTCTTCGTTAATTTCATAAGCAGTTCTGATGAGGTGATATTTACGGGGAACCAGTACACCTCCCTGCTTCATGATATAGGTGGCAAAACAACCAGCATCAGCAGCAGCCAGAATGGCATCAAGGCGCGGGTTATCCAGTACCGGCACACCTGCTTTTTTGTCACCCTGCTGCCTTGCCGCCTGACCAGCCAGCAATCGCAGTTCACGGTAAGCCTGACGCCCCGGAATACCAAAGAAGCGGAATTGCTGAACACGATGCAAAGACGCCCAGGCATTCACGTATTCAGCGTTATCACGAAGAGATTTACCCGTTTCCTTGCTGATCTCGCCAGCCAGACCACGCCCGTCAATGTTCTTACTGATGTATTTCGCTATGTAGCTTGTCGGCGTTCCTTTGCGCGGGTTAATCAGCTCAGACTTAAAGCGCGGCCCCGTGTTATTGCCCAGCTCCTCGCGGTCTTCACGGATAGCAAACTTACGCAACAATGCAGTAATGGCGCGGCGGTCTTTTTTGCGCATGAAACACAACAGGTGCCAGTGAACTGTGCCGTCGTGATGCGGCTCAGCCACCCGCACGCCATACCAGCGCAACCCGGCTTTGTGCATCGCCTTACGAAATGCAGCAAACATACCGACCAGATAATCGCTGCTTTGTCTTACCGTCGCGTTTTTCCAGGTCGGGTTGGGTCTGCCGTTATTGAGCGTGGAATGGAAACGTGACGGACAGGTAATGGTGTAGAAAACGGCGCAGTCACCGCGCATTTCCGCGATAAGCTCCAGACCTTTAACACAGGCCATCATCTCATTGCGGCGATGCGCCGGGTTGCTGCTGCTGGCGTTTACCACATCTTCCATATCCAGCGTGTCGCCGTCTTCGTTCACCAGTTCATGAGAACGAAAAAACTCCAGCGACTTACGGCGCTGCTCACGTTTATGCATCACGGCTTCATAGCTGACATAGGGGGATGCTTTTTTGCTGACCAGGCAGACAGCACGCAACTGCTCTTCCCGCCATTCGCAACGCATCTTCCATAATTTCCGATACCACCAGTCGGCACACAACATACGCGCCAGCGAACCCGGGATGAGTTCATAGGGCACTGGTTTGCGGCGGTTTCTTTTCCGACGAAGTTTCTCAAACGCAGGCGGGATAACATCCAGACGCAGGGTTTCCGCTGCCACCTTTTCCCATGTCTTGCGGATTTCTTCTGGCTTAACGTCATCGGTGGCATACAAATCACCACAAGCGTCCTCAAGACACATGCTCATATGCGCTGCTACCAGGGTGGACAGGCGTTTCACCTGATCCTGGCTCATTTCAGGCAGGATCAGCAGCCCCTCCAGCCCTTGATGGCTTGCCATAAAACGGAAAGAAACAGATAGCTGACTGTCACGTACACAATCCAGTCGCTCCAGACATGGCTTAATCGTCTCACGCAAATAGCGGGAATAAGCCTTTGGCCTGCCCAGGCTGCTGAAGTATTCAATACGTTGCATCAGCGGCTTGCTGATATGGGAAGGCTGGGCGTTTACGTCCGCCAGAATGACCATGTCCGGATTAAAACGCTGCTGCTCATGCGCCAGCTTTGCCCGGCTAATGAGCTTATCCTGCTCCATTTCGCGCTGGACAGGATCACGGGATTCATTAAAGAAATAACGCTCCCAGACCTGCTCACTCAGTGCCTCGCGGCGCAGTTGTTCCTGCTCGTTATCGGCAGCGTACAGAGTGATCAGGTTTGAAAGTGCAGACTCCGGCGCAACTTCCGCCGGGTCCAGATAAGGGTTAATGGCCTTTTTCGAGCCGTTCCATGAAAATGCTGCGGCGGCCTCGTTAAAGCCGCTGCAATTGTTCATATCGTCATGACTCATACACACACTCCGTACACGGCAGAACTATCCACGCCACGCGAAGGATCAAATCCCAACCAGCAGCTCGGCCCGGAAACAGCAATGATTTCTGTTGCAGATTTACCCTCGCCAGCTGACACGCCGATGCTGCGTTTTGCCTTGATATAGTGGTGAGTAAAATTGCGATACAGCGAACGAATCAGGGATGTGTCATTGTTAGAAACAATGACCGGATGTCCTTCTGATGACCGATGTTCAAGAATGGATGCCAGGTGATACTGGTCATCTTCAGTGAAACCATCAGTGTGATAGCCGGAAAACGTACCGTCATACGGCGGATCGCAATACACCACATCCCCCACCTGCAGCATCGCCAGCGTTTCATCAAAGCTCGCGCAGATAAACGTTGCCCGCTGGGCTTTCTCTGCAAATGCGCGAATTTCTTTTTCAGGGAAATACGGATTTTTATAATTACCGTAGGGAATGTTGAAATACCCGCTCTTGTTATAGCGACATAAACCACGGTAACCGTGACGATTGAGATACAGGAAATATACCGCTTTCATGAAATCAGTAATTTCAGTTGAGTAATTAAACTCCTGCCTTATGTTGTAATAAGCCATCTCCCTGTTTGCGTTCTCAAATAAAACTCTGGCGCGAGATATAAACGATTCACAATCAGCGGCAACCTTTTTATAGAGGTTGATTAAATCAGGATTAATATCCGCAACCAGATAGCTGGGGTAATCCGTCTCCATCATCACTGCACAGGAACCCGCGAAAGGTTCAACCAGTCGCGGGCCAGCAGGAAGGTATTTTTTCAGTTCTGCCATAATGGCGGTTTTATTTCCCGCCCATTTCAGGATGGTGCTCATACAGCACCTCCGTTGTAATGTTTGCCTTTCAGTTCTGCGATTTCCTGACAGGTAATGCAAAGCTGCACTCCCGGAATGGCGCGGCGTCGTGCTGGCGGAATTGGCGCTTCACATTCAATGCAAAGTACGCGTGACACGCCCGGTGTTTTGGCACGGACAGCACGGATATGGCGCTGGCGTTCTTCTTCAACGCGCTGCTGTACGAGATCCATTGCATCAGCCATTAGTGGATCTCCTGCGCTTCGTTCTGGATTGCTTCAGCAGTCACACGCAGCAGTTCTGCCGCTTCGACGTGGTTTAGCTGGCGGGATGTGATATGACACGCCAGGCTATCGAGGCGAGCAGCCATTGCTTCAGCCCTTGCCCGGCGTTCTTCCAGACGAGCCTCTGTCAGTAAAATATTAAGCCCTGCGTCATCCGGTCCGGTTTTGGTCGAGAGGGTTTCAATATTACGCATAATCAATTCTCCTGAATTTAGATAAAGGGATGCCCGGCGGGTTTACGCCATTAATTTCATTAGTTGGTTAATTCGGCATGGTTAGCCGTCTGGGAAATAAGCTCACTACTGCACGAAAATGATTCATTGCTTTAATCAACTCCCGCTTTTCGTCAGTGGTCAGCTCATTAATGCTGATGCTATGACGTTCAGCTGGAATTTTTGCCATAAAGAATATGGCAGCCAGTGCCCGTTTATTTTGTTCGCTATTAATATCGCGTGGATCACGCATATCTTTAATAAACCGCTCAAGCTCTGACTCAATATTCAGACCAAAAACTTTCGCCCTTAACTCCGCAATGTGATTAAGTCCATTCAGGCGTTCACCGGGGCTTAATGGAACAGTCGCCGCAGCGCCATTAATTGCCATAATTCATATCCCCAAAACGCAACTATCGTTCTTTGTTCTTACGGTAACGTTCAAGAGGAGATACATTTTTTCGTATCGTCTCTTTAACCTGCTCTCCCCGTAAAAACGTCCCATCCTTTAGCGTGAAAAAGTAACTGCCATCGCCCGACAACGACGGATAACAACAGAGCAAATCATCTTCAGGTACTGAATAACTCTCCCCTCTGTAACGAAACTGATAAACCACTTCACTTTCCGCTGCATACATTTTGACTTTCTCCGTTTCCTCGTGGTCAATTCAGACAGCAATTCATCTTGTGAATGACATGGATGCCAGCGTTTTCCATCCTCACCCATGATCCAGCCGTGACCGTAGTGCATTGCCGGACTTTGCTTTACCAGCAGCGATGCAAATGATGGTTCTTTCGTCAGCATAAGCACCTCACAGCAAACCGAATGAAGCACCGAGGCCAGTCACGGTATCAACTGCACTCGCCATCGCAGGGTTAGCCTGTAAACGGGCCTGCAATGAAACAGCAGCCAACGCCATCAGTCGTGTTACAGAGTTAATGCTGCTGATAGCATCACGACGACCTGCACTGGTTTTTACATCGCCAGATACCGCACCTGCAGCAACACGCCCGATCTCTGCGGTTGCACTCATGACGTAATGTGGCAGTTTCTCTTTTGCCACCTCATTAATCGGTACGCATGGCAGGCAGTGAATCTGAGCCAGAAAACCATCTACCAGCGTTGAATCTTCAGTCAGATCGGTAAGCAGCCAGATTTCTGGTGCGGTTAATAAATGAGGTTGAGCTGGGTTCAGCTTGTTCCGCAGAATCTGCACATTCATGCCAGCACGTTCTGCCAGTTGCACTAGGTTGTGGCGCAATGCGAATGCACGACAGGCTTCATCAAAATGTGGATGTTTGGAAACTTGGTAATCAAACATGGTCGACACCCCTGATGTATCCCAAAATGGAACTAGTTGAATACAACATTGCAATCAGTAAGTGCATCAACGGTAAGGGCAGCAAGGTTGATCATCACCTTTTCTCTTTTCTTGTCTTTCCGAAGGCGATGCCGAGGGATGCGACCGTCAGCCAGCATATCGTTGATTGTGTCGATCGAAAGACCAGTAAGTTCGCTATAACGCTCAATTGTGACGTGTGGCGTATTCAGAGTTATTGAAATGTTAGGGGTCATGATGCAACATCTCCTATTGTCTTGTGATAAGCAGGTTTTAATCGTGACTTCAACTTCACAAATCGGAGAATAGGATCGCAAAACGGATATGTCAACACACAAAATCACATTTCGCCATGTTGATGATGCAATGAAAACTGTAATCATGCAGAATCGTGGAGGGCAACAGGTCATTGACCGAATTTTGAAAGCTTATGGCTTCACTTCACGTCAAGCATTCTGTAACCACTTAGGGATATCCCAAAGCACAATGGCGAACAGATATGCTCGTGATACCTTCCCTGCCGACTGGGTCATAATCTGCAGCATGGAAACTGGCGTGTCGGTTGAATGGTTGGCATTTGGTACCGATAACACAGTAGAGGCTGTCACACATAATACAGAACAGAACCACCATAAAGATGGTAAGGAGATTCATTCTCTCACTTTAGACACAAAATCCCCAAATGAGAACAATACTCACCGAAAGAACGAGAGCCTCATTGAGGTTAATCAAGGAGGAAAAGCGGCAATCGAGCGAATAGTTATCGCCTATGGATTTAAGACAAGGCAAGCTCTAGCGGATCACATTGGTGTTTCAAAAAGCACATTAGCCAATCGTTACATGAGAGATACCTTTCCAGCTGATTGGATCATCCAGTGCGCACTTGAAACCGGAGCTTCATTAATGTGGCTAACAACCGGTAATGGTCCCGTCTTTGAAGACGCTAAGAGCGATATTATTGCTATCACACGGAAAAAAGTTATAAATGGTATGTTGTTTGATACAAATTATCTCCCTTTTGATAAAACCATGTTACCCAGCAAGGTGAAAAACCCCATATCTATAGTAGATGAAGGAAATGTATATCTTGCAGACAAAGCATTTGATGAAGTAACCGATGGAAAATGGTTAGTTGAAATCGAAGGAAAATTTAGTGTTAGAGATCTAACCAGAATTCCAATTGCAAAAGTAAAAGTATCTAATGAAAGTACAACTTTTGAATGTCTATTAGCGGATATTAATGTAATAGCAAAATGTTTTGGTATATATAAGGATATTTAAATGACAGACCTTCCTAACAATGAAGAGATGCTTCTTTATGCCAAAAGGAACCTTGAGTTTTTCATTAAAACATTCTACTTACACTTTTATTCTGACATTGAGTTATTGCAAGCCCCAGCTCAACCTGAAACAGAAGAACAACGACTGAAACGCTTAATATCCGAAAAAGAGAGTTTCTTTCAATCTGGCTTAGTAATACTCTTTAATTCTGCTGAAATATATCTAAAGTCTATAATTGCTGAGCATAGTGTTTATTTACTTTTAAAAGAAGTAAAAGACTGCTATAAAAACAAATCATTTTTCGAATGTTCAACATTAGACGCAACCGAGCTACATAGAATAGCACAAAGTATCAGTGGGCGAAATCTTTCACCGCGCTTTAATGAAATTTATGATATTTTGCGCAAAGAAAGAAATAAAGTAATTCACTTAGGTAAAAGTAATAATAAAGAAATACGTAAAGACTTTTTAAGTGCATTTCTAATTTTTCGAGAGGAGATATATCAAGAGCCTCTTAATAACCTGGTTCATTGCTTGATAAATGATAAAAACATGCCTGAACAAAAATTAGTCGAGGCAAAGAAAAACTATGCAGCAAGCATTATAGACATGATGAAAACATTTTTTCCTTTAGATGATATTTTAGCCAACATATATAAGATTGATGGAAAACCGAAAAATTGGAATGTTTGTACTAATTGTCAAACTCCGGGGAAAACACTCGCCGTCATATCTAAAACTAAATCAATTTGCTTATCATGTGATTTTAAAATAGGATTGTAAACATGGAAAACTTAAAATACATACCTTTTAATCAAGTAGATTTTTCTGATGTTTTTTTTGACTCTTTAAAATCCGATTATGCTCATGGGTTTATTGATTGGTTCCATTCTAAATGTAAATCAAATGATTATGCATATGTCCTTTATGATGAACAAAATAAAATTGATGGTTTTTTGTATCTAAAAACAGAAGTAGGTATCATTGAAGATACAAAACCAAATATTCCTGATGGTATTCATCTAAAAGTTGGAACATTTAAATTTAATCCAAAAGGAACTCTTCGTGGTCAACGATTTTTAAAAAAAATATTCGATCACGCTCTAGATAATAATGCTAACAATATATATGTGACTGTTTTTGAAAAACATGACTACTTAATTAGACTATTCAAAATCTATGGCTTTATAGATATTGGAGTAAAAGAATCTGAAAATGGTGTAGAGCGAGTACTAATAAAAGAAATGAATAGTAATGCTCTTACGGGCGATATACTGTCAGATTATCCATTTATTAATAACAGAGGCAGTGAAAATAAATTCTTGCTTTCAATATACCCCGTATTTCATACTCGTTTATTCCCTGACTCAAAATTAATTACAGAGTCACCAGATGTTGTTGCTGATGTATCATATGCAAATAGCATTAGAAAAGTATATATTTGTGGCATGTCAGATGTTGAATTAATGAAGCCAAACGATATAATCGTTATATACCGAACATCCGATAATCAAGGGCCTGCATATTACCGTTCTGTTGCTACTTCTTTATGTGTAGTAGAAAAAGTTAGAAATATAAACTCTTTCGTTACAGAGAAAGAATTTCTAAATTACTGTTCTAGATATTCTGTTTTTACAGAATCTGAGCTTAAAAGTTTTTATAGAACAAAAAAATACCCATATATTATAAGCTTTACATATAACCTTGCTTTGCCCAAAAGACTAAATCGTGCTAAACTTATTTCTGAAGTAGGATTATCCCCGCGAGCTTACTGGGGGATCATGAAGTTAACAAACGAACAGTTTAATAGCATTATTAAACTTGGTGGCGTCAATGAAAGTATTATTGTCAATTAACCCAGAGCATGTAGAAAAAATCCTTAATGGAACAAAGAAATTTGAATTCCGAAAAGGAATTTTCAAAAAACCGGATGTAAAATCTGTGGTTATTTATTCAACAATGCCTGTCGGTAAAGTTGTTGCTGAATTTGACATTGCAGATGTTATAGAAGACAAGCCAAGTATTGTATGGGAAAAAACAAGCCAATACGCAGGTATCAGCAAACAATTTTTTGACTCATATTTTCATAGCAAAGAAAAAGCCTTTGCTATAGAAATTGGCAATCTAAAAATCTATGATCAACCGCTTCATCTAAGTTCATTAGGTGATAACATAACGGCCCCGCAATCATATCGGTACTTATGATGTATGTAACCTCAAGCATCATACATTGACACTGGTTATACATACAGTAAAAATGCTCTCCACTGGAGGGCATTTTTTATGGCAGTACGAAAACTCACCACAGGAAAATGGCTTTGCGAATGTTACCCCGCCGGACGCAGTGGGCGTCGTGTGCGTAAACAATTCGCCACCAAAGGCGAAGCTCTGGCTTTTGAGCGCCACACGATGGAAGAAACCGAAGCAAAGCCCTGGCTGGGTAATCAGTGGATCGTCGAACACTGAAAGACGTGGTTGAACTATGGTTCAAACTACATGGTAAATCTCTGACTGCTGGGCAGCATGTCTATGACA